ATACCTGTACATCCATACAGTACTGTACGCCCATACAGGGGTCGGGGGGCCTGCTGGGATGGTGGGAAGCCGGGGGTGCCGCTTAGCCTTGAGAAAAGCTACTTTTGGACACTATATGGCACATTATAGCCACCACGACACACCCCTCTAGCCCGCATAACGCCTTGCATAACGGGAATATGTAGTGTAAGCTGTAAGGTAGGCCGAGTAGCCGACTGCTAGCCCCCTACGGTAACCGGGTATGTGCACTGTTTAGCCAAGCATAGTGGTATATTTGTAGGTATCTATTGACTTTTGCCTAAAAGTATGATAGAATAGAGGCTCTTATCTACTATACGGCATTGCTAGCGGACTGTAAGCACCTTACAACGCCATCCTACTAAGGATAGCAGACAACGTAAGCATACTACGGCAGACAAGCGCACTGTATAGCAACACACTAAGACCTACTCATACGAATCCACATCAAAGAACAAGCGATGTGCAGCCGTATGGTAAGGCAAAACGATTGGAGAGTTAGTGTAATGACTAATAAGGTTGGTAGACCTCGTAAGGATGACTTAGAGAGGACCAAGACACTGACTAAAAGAGAGCAGAGTCAAGCGTTACAAGACTTTCGTAAGCGGTTGTTGCTTAACCCTAAGAGTCCGAAGCTCTTAGAGAAGTTGTTTGACTTAGCCTTTGATGATGAAGCTAAGAATCAGTCAGTGGCCCTTAAGATATTGTCCGATAGGCTTATGCCGGTTGCAGGATTTACTAGTGATGGAAAACAACAAGCGCAGGTGTCGATTAACATTAGCGGTATTGGCGCTGACACTGGCGCTGGTGTCACCATCAGTGGGGATAGCGGAGAGATTGAAGATGCGTAGAGATGAAATGAATCCTGAGCAACTAGCCGCTGCCATGGCTGCATATAGAAAGCGCAATGACGAAGAGGAAGTACGGTTAAAGGGACGGTTCAGTAACCCGGTGCCGCTGGAAGAGGTAAAGCCACCACCGCCTAAGCCCTATACTGGTATGCTCTCCCCTAACCAAGAGCCGTATGCTGCGCCAGAGAAGATGCGGGTAGAGGAGTTGACAAAGAACCCGTTAGCTGGAGGCTGGGAGAGCGGGTATGTAGATATGCTAGGTGAGCTAGAGAGTCTTAAGGAGCATAAAGATAAGGCAGGCATCCTTACAAAGCCTTACGGTATTACCGCAGCAGCTGGCTTAGAGAAGCGTAAGACAGAGACTGACAGGGACTTTGCAGAGAGGGCCGTGTTTAGCTACAAGGCTAAGGCAAAGAAGAAGCTAGGGGATAGTTGGGAGGAGCTGTCGCCAGCGTCTCAGATGATAGCCACTGACGTTATGTTTAACGCTGGTGGCAAAGCCCCTAAGTTCTACCAGTCTTTGAAAGACGGTGACATTGAGCAAGCACTTGAGCAAACACTCGACATTGTATCCTCCCTAGAGAAGAGCAGTGATACCAAGAAGGTGTACATTGGCTTAGCTAAGAGACGAGGGGTGCTGTATAACAAAGTGGCTGAGGAGCAGGACTTGCCGCAGATTACAGAGGTGGTGATGCAAGAGGTGGACGGTAAGACATACCTAAAGTACCTGAGGGGTGACGCACCGGCACTGACGATTAAGGTAAACAAACCAGCAGCTTACACTAAGGATAATCGCATCGCAATCCCCGGTGCAACACCCACAGACAAAAAGGGTCCATTCTTTGGCTAACGTAAACCTCACGCTAACCCCTTGGCAACAAGAGGTGTATGCGTCTAAGACTCGCTTTAAGTGCGTAGCCGCTGGTCGCCGGTGCGGTAAATCCCACCTAGCGGCTGTGTCCTTAATAGCGGCTGCTTTAGATGGCCAGAAGGGTAAAGTATTTTATGTAGCGCCTACGCAGGGCATGGCGAGGGACATCCTCTGGGATAAGATCTTTGAGTTAGCTGGTGAGATCGTGGAGGCCAGCAATGTCAACAACCTAACCATCACCCTAGCAGGTGGTAACACCATCTACCTCAAGGGTGCTGACAGACCCGACACCCTCCGAGGCGTATCCCTCAAGTACTTGGTGCTTGATGAGTTTGCCTTTATGAAGAAGGATGTTTGGGAGGCCATCCTGCGCCCTGCGCTATCAGACCTTAAGGGACACGCCCTGTTCATCGGTACACCAGAGGGACGTAACCACTTCTATGATATGTACATAGGGGCTATGAGTGGAGCGTGGGGAGATTGGGATAGCTGGTCGTTCACCTCTAAAGACAACCCGTTTCTAGACCCAGAGGAGATAGCACACGCTGAGGCTACGCTACCACGCTGGGCCTTCCAACAAGAGTATATGGCATCTTTCGATGCGCAAGGTTCCGAGTACTTTGATGCGGAGTCTTTTGTGTACTACGATGAGTTGCCGAAGGAGAAACCTGGTGACTATTACATCGCTTGTGACTTGGCCGGCTTTGAGACTGACAGGGGTAACAAGTCTAAACGCCGTGACAACAGTGCTATTGCTATTGTGTTTGTTGACGACAACGGGGTGTGGTGGATTGAAGACATCCAATATGGACGATGGACCCTTGATGAAACCGCCGAGCGTATCTTCAAAGCGGTCGAGAAGTACAGGCCGCCTAGTGTCGGAATTGAAAAAGGCATTGCCCAGCAAGCGGTTATGCAGCCGCTCTCCGACCTTATGCGAAGGACGTCGCGTGTCTTTCGTGTGGAGTTGCTCTCTCATGGGAATAAGCGCAAGCAGGACCGCATACTTTGGGCCTTGCAGGGTAGGATTGAACATAAACAAATACGGTTTAAGCACGCGGATTGGAACATGGCCTTTGTAGATGAAGCTACTGCATTTCCGTCACAGTTGGTACATGATGATTTACTAGACGCCGTTAGCTACATAGAACAAATGGCCATCGTACCTTACAGCTACGGTGGTGATATAGAAGATGACTACGAACCGATATGTAAAATAGCGGGGTATTGATATGAAGCACTGTAAAAAATGCGATACAGAGAAGCCTTTGAGCGAGTTCTACAGAAAAGGAAAAGGCTATAAACACTGCTGTAAACTCTGCCATAACCACGACAACCGCCTGCGTAATCAAACAGAAGAAGCAAAAGAGCTGAATAGAAGATGCAGAGCAAGGTATCGTTATGGTATAACAGACGAAGAGCTTGATGAACTGTTAGAGCTTCCGTGTGCTATATGTGGAAAAGAGGGCGAAGTAATAGACCACAACCATGCTACGGGAAAGGTGAGGGGCCGCTTATGCCACTCCTGTAATACTGGGCTTGGTAAGCTAAAAGATAGTCCCACACTTCTGCGCGCAGCCGCAGCCTATTTAGAGACACAAGGACATTACGGATGAGCGAAGAGATCTTTAAAGACGACATTAGCGAGACCTTGAAGGGCGAGTTGGCTCAGTGGGTAATGGGTAAGTGCAACTCTTGGCGCGAGCATTACGATAGTAACTATGCGGAGACCCATGAGTCGTATATGCGCCTATACCGCAACCAGTGGTCCGCTGAGGACAAAGAGCGTCAGAGTGAGCGGAGTAAGTTGATTGCCCCCGCGCTAGCGCAAGCGGTTGAGTCTAACGTAGCTGAAGTCGAAGAGGCCACCTTTGGGCGTGGCAAACTCTTTGGCATCAAAGACGACGTGCAGGACCAAGATCCCAAGGACGTTGCGTACCTTGAGCGGAAGTTGCATGAGGACTTCGCTACGGCCCGCATCCGCTCGGCTGTGGCTGAGTGCCTTGTCAACGCTGCTGTATACGGCACAGGCGTTGCTGAGGTCATCCTTACAGAGATGAAGGTGTACAAGCCAGCCACTCGTGACATGATGGAAGGGGCTATGCGTGAGGTAGGTGTTGAGGAGACTTATCGTCCTATCGTCAAGCTCAACCCTGTACAGCCTAAGAACTTCCTTATCGACCCAGCGGCCTCGTCGGTGGACGAAGCACTCGGTGTAGCTATTGACGAGTTTGTTAGCCGACACATCGTTGAAGAGCTACAAGAGCAGGGAGTGTATCGGGATGACGAGTACGTTGGAGACAGCCCAGCCGATAGCGACATCGAGTTCGACAGTGAGATTGACAGCGTCCCCCGTGACCGTATACGACTCACCAAGTACTACGGCAAAGTACCCAGAGATATGCTCATTGCGGAGGGTGTGGACGAGGACGACATCGCCGAGCCGGGTCACTACGTTGAGAGTATTATCGTCATCGGTAACGAAGGGACGCTGCTGAAGGCAATCCCTAACCCGTATATGTGTCAAGACCGTCCGGTAGTTGCGTTCCAGTGGGACATCGTACCCTCAGTCTTCTGGGGCCGTGGTGTCTGCGAGAAGGGCTACATGAGCCAGAAGGCGCTCGATGCAGAGCTTCGGGCACGTATTGATGCCCTAGCACTGACTACGCACCCAATGCTCGCTGTGGACGCTACACGCATTCCTAGAGGACATAAGCTAGAGGTACGCCCTGGTCGTATGCTTATGACCAACGGCGCACCGGCTGAAGCCATTATGCCATTCAACTTCGGCAACCTGAACGCCATCACCTTCCAGCAGGGTGCAGCGTTACAGCAGATGGTCTCACAGGCTACAGGGGCTGCTGATGGATCGATGGCGCAGGTACAGAATGATGTAACAGCTGCGGGTATGTCGATGTCTCAAGGGGCGCTGGTGAAGCGTCAGAAGCGCACACTAGTGAACTTCCAAGAGAACTTCTTGATACCGTTTGTTAAGAAGGCTGCGTATCGTTATATGCAGTTTGACCCTAACAACTACCCAGTGGCTGACTACAACTTCACAGCCTACAGCTCACTAGGTGCTATGGCGCGTGAGTACGAGGTTAACCAGTTGACGCAGATGTTGCAGATGGTTCCGCCGGATAGCCCAGCGCACTCGTCTATTATCAAAGCAATCGTTGACCACTTAAACGTAACTAACCGTCAAGAGATTATGGATGGTATTGATGCGGCTAACCAGCCTAACCCTGAAGCGCAGCAGCAACAGCAGCAAGCGGCTCAGATGCAGATGGCAGTTACTCAAGGTCAGGTGCAGCTACTTAATGCACAGGCAGCAGAGTCGCAGAGCAGGGCCAACAAGTACAACACCGAGACGCAGCTTGCGCCAACAGAGATGACGCTGAAGTATAGCGACACCAACAAAGACGGTGAGCTAGATAAGGACTTTGAGAAGCGTGTACGGATGGCAGAGCTGATGCTGAAGGAGCGCGAGGTAGAGATGAAGGGTGTTGATCGTCAAGAGAACGCTAAGGCTAAGGCCGAGGCTGAACTGATTCGGCAGCTTATGGAGCAAGACTCAGGTAAGCAAGATGCTGAGGCTGAGTTAATGCGACAACTTTCTGGAGGGATGTAATGGCTGACTTAGTAACGCTAACCTTAGTCAAACGCCTACAAGACCGGGTAAACGACCTCGTAAAGCAGGAGGGGCCGGTAGGTCCCAAGGGTGACGTGGGTCCGCAAGGACCTGCGGGGCGCGACGGTGCGCGTGGTCTCCCCGGCCAAGTAGGAGAGCGTGGCCCTACGGGGCCGCAGGGGGCTGCTGGAGCCGACGGCACAGACGGTACGGATGGAGTAGGCGTTGAGAGCGTCTATACGGCCGCTGACGGCGATTTAGTCTTTACCCTTACCGATGGCACTGAACACGCTGTAGAACTCCCAGCGGGCCTTTCAGGGGACTACAGGGGCGGTAACGTAACTATCAACACTAGCAGCGGCACTACTCCCCCCACTGCTATTCCGTTGGATGCTCCGTTTACATACGTTACACAGCTCTCAGACCTACCCGCTCCTGACGGTCTTGGAGATATCCAACTGGAGTCTAACCATACCTATTACTTTATCGGTACGGTTGACCTGCTGGGTAACAGGATGATAGGCGGTTTTAATACCTGCTTGTTGGGTCCGTCGTCTGAGAATGCCTTTATTACGTCTACAGGGCTACAGACTGGTTTTGCCTTGCTCAGGACGGTGTGGACTACTCCGGTACGTCATGTCTCTTTCTTTGACGTAGATACGGCGTTATATATCGAGGACACGCAGCCCGGCCCCTTAGCCCTAGACTGGACCGGTGTCAACTTTGTTAACGTACCTAACATAGGCTTTGTCAATGGTTGTGACAACTTCATCCTTACTAAGTGTGCGTTCCTAAACTCACAGAACCTACGCATAGGAAACACATCAGGCACCATCTCTATAGCAGACAGTCTTCTTTCAGGGACTGGAGCCGCTGGGTCTGTTATACGGTTTGATTCTACCTGTGTAATCACTAGACGATTCCGCGTTATCTACTCTGCTTTCATTGCTTTCGGAAGTACTGTTGGTATTTCCGTGGAAGCAGGGGCTACGCTACCCGCGTCTGGCTTTATCCTCGACACTGTCAACTTCGGAGGCGGCAGCACCTATCTAAGCGGTGTCAGCTTCCAAGACAACGAGGCGGTTATCAGCAACTGCGTAGGGATCATCAACTCACGGGAGGTGTCTCAGTATTACATCAACGGTAACACAACGTCTACCGCCATCGCAACCGCAGGTGTAGCTGTGAAGGCTGCTGGCACAACCACCTCTGGGCCGCTCACCTCTAAGTTCACCAACACAGCCAACAGGGCAACCTACACCGGGGCCGTTGCTAAGATATTTAAAGGGACTGCTACGTTGTCTTTGTCCGCAGGCAATAACGATTCGATTGGAGTCTACTTCGCTAAGAACGGTACGGTAATCCTTGAGTCGGAGATGTACGCTACTACAGACAGCAATGGCGAGTTGGTTAACGTAACAGTACAAGCGCTGGTAACACTGGCTACTACCGATTACTTAGAGATATTTGTAGAAAACGAGTCTGCCGCGGTGGACATCACCGTAGCCGATATGAACGTAATCATACAAGGATAGGGGCGGATATGCCACGGAGCAAAGAGTAAAAAGTAACTTGACATTTGCTGCATTTTGTGTTAGAATATAGTCCTATTCAGTACAATACATACAAAAGGAAACGCTATGTCTATCTTAGCCAAAGATGTAAACTCTTATCCAATCCAATGCTTACGCCCCGGTGCGTCACAGTCTGTTTCTGTGTCTGGCACTGCTGCCTCTAGCACATCTATTACACAACGTGTTACACGCATCTGCGCCACAGTAGACGTACACGTTAGCGTTATTGGTACAGCTACCACTAGCGACTGCTTTATCCCTGCAAACTCTATTGAGTTCATTCACACATACGAGGGTGACACAATTAGCTTTGTCACCAGCGGCGCATCAGGAACTGCTTACGTTACGGAGATGGTGTAATGTTTGGCTCTGTCGTCAATAGATTGGCGGCATCAGTTAGACGACTGCTGTCACCTTATGCCGTAGGTTCGTTTGAGCCTGCGCTTGCCTATGACTTTGTTAACGGGGCGTACCGCACCAACAACACAACTCAGTCTCCCGAAGCAGCCTTCACGCACACACGTAGTGGCAATGCGACTATGGTGGACTCTGATGGGTTGCTGAAGTGGGGGCCGCATAATCTGCTGACGTATTCTGAGCAGTTTGATAATGCGGCTTGGGGTTTAGATAACTCTGGTGCTACAAACCCTGTTGTTACAGCTAACGCTGCTACGGCACCTGATGGCACGTTGACCGCCGACCGCATTCAGTTGGACAAAACTGGCGGAGTGTTCAGCCGTATTCAGCAATCTAAAACAGGACTGCCTTCAGCAATCTACACCTTTTCTGTTTGGCTGCGAAACAACGCAGGCGGGACTTCAAATGTCGGCATCCGTATTTTTGACAGTGGTGCTAATTGCGCTGTAACCGAGTCGTGGCAGTTGTTTTCTGTTAGCCTTACTGTGGCTGGAACGAGCGCAACATCTCAGATATTGCTGTTTGACTCCATTGCTGGGAACGACGAAACAGCAGACATACTGGCTTGGGGCGCACACGTTTACCGCAGCGACCTAGGCGGCATGGTCAACAACCCAGCCACAGGTGACAGCTACGTCCCTACAACGTCCTCTGCACGTTACCCGCCCCGCATCGGCAACCACATCTACAACGGCTCTGCATGGGTCAATGAAGGTCTGCTGCATGAGAGTGAGGCGCGGACTAATGCTGATGCAAACAGTTCCGTCATTAACGCGGGTTCTGGTACCACCGTCAACTCAAACACCCAAACGGCTCCTGACGGCACGACAACTGCGGATGAGTTAGTTGAAAATTCTACTACAGGCCAGCACAACACTCTCAGATTAATCAGCACGACTGGCTTAAAAACATGCTCGGTTTTTGCGAAACAAGGATCTGGAAGTCGCCTGTTGCGCTTGGTTGACTTTAACGCTACTGATGGCGCGCAAAATGAGACTTACTTTGACCTTTCAAACGGCTCTGTTGCATCCGGGACAGGTCAAATCCAAGACTATGGAAACGGCTGGTATCGCTGTAGTATTCAGGCTACAACGACTGTTTCTAGCAATTTTTATATTAGTATAGCTTCTTCAAGCACCGTTTATTCTTATACTGGTGATGGCTCGTCAAGTCTATATCTTTGGGGCGCACAAGCAGAAGCAGGCTCAACCCCAAGCAGCTACATCCCCACAAGCGGCTCCACAGTCACCCGTGCAGCAGACACACTGACCATCCCAGCGGCTAATATGCCTTGGCCGCAGCCTGTTTTCATTGGGCCTGAGTTGGTTACTAATGGGACGTTTGATACGGATACGACAGGGTGGACTGCAAGCAGTGGTACAACATTATCGGTATCCTCTTCTGCACTTAGTGTTGTATCGGGTAGCTCCGATGGTTATGCGTATCAGGCTATACCTACAGTCGTAGGGAAAACTTACACATTATCCTTCGACTACAAAAGAGTATCTGGCGGTATTGGTATAGTTAGAATTGGTACTTCCGCTGGTGGCCAACAAAATTGGTATTCTGGCTCTACTCAAATGACTTCTACTACGTTTGCGCCCTACACCAATACTTTTGTAGCAACAGCCACAACAACATACATCTCATTTTGGTCACGGGCTACAGATGGCGAAATACATTACGACAACATCAGCGTCCGCGAGATAAACCCATTGTCCGTATCTATCCAGATGGACGGGACTATGACTTATGCTGATGATGATAATGCAGAGCAGATAATACCGTACGCATGGACAATAGACGGCGGAAATAGAATTCGCTTTAGGGTGGCAACTAACAGCACAAAGGTTGGAGATCCCTTTTTCGATCAGTCTGCTAATAGTGTGTTGGATTCTGTCACAGGGGCAGATGACACTTACTCTCCCGGGATCAATGTACCCTACAACATAGCTGGTCGCCACGGCTCTACGTTCATCAACGGCGCTGTCGACGGCACAGCACTCACAGCAGACACAACGCCAACGGCTTTGCCAGACCTATCTAGCACTGACCTAAACTTGGGTTATGACTACATGGGCAACATCGGTACGTTTCGGGTGTGGTCTCAGGACATTGGTGACGATGGGATCGAGGAGGCTACATTATGACCTACACAGACGAAACTGGCCGCCTCTTTGTAGACGACACACCCGTGTTCGCCAAGCTATCTGGTGGCGTTCTGCACTGTATGGTACGGGCTACTGACGAGGCTACCTTTAACGCTGTAGGGCTGTCTGTTGGCCTGTTGAGCTACGAGAACCCAGCGCAGCCTGAGGTACTAGACGAAGATGGAAACGTCGTCACGGCTGCTGTAGAAGCCTCTGGAGCCATTGTGCCGTCTGCTGGTAACACAGTGACACGCATAGGCGCACACGTAATCACACCAGCAGTGTTGGATGACGAAGGTACCGAGGTGACAGCCCCAGTAGTAGATGCTCGGTATCACGTTAACTTCTGGCTAGGTGCGCAGGTGGTGGCGCTTGGTACTTGGAAACCTTGGATTGTCCAGTGGATGGCTAGCGACCTTCCGGGTACGCCTAATAAGGATGAGTCGTCTTTGGCCATGAACGGCATTGAGCTGATTGATCCGCTAACGGTTACATCGCCTAGCAACATATTACTTTAAACCCACCGCATGGCCTCAAGGAGACAACCATGAGTTTAGTATCACAGGACAAGTTTAACGAGCTAGTAGGCTCTACAACACACTACCTAGAGGCGCTAATGAAACGCGTCAAGACGCTAGAAGAACAGGTAGCTGAGTTGCAGCCAAAACCCAAGGCAACCCGCAAAGGAGCTGCTGATGAGTCCTGAAGACTACCGCTTCTTCGATGACTGCCGTACTATGTTTATGACAGACGGCTGGCGTATCTTTCAAGAGGAGTTGGGGTTGGCTATTGACAGCATCAACATAGCCCAGTTAGAGAGTACAGAGTCTTTTTGGAAGGCCAAGGGTCGCCTAGAGGCGCTAACTCAACTAGCTAACTGGGAGGATGCTATATTGGCTGCCGAAGAGGATGCTGAGCATGAATAGAATTTATGATGCACGATGTGTTACACCTACGTGCTCATCCGTAACTGAAGTGTATGGCAAAGCTGACGACGTATTCTGGTGCGGCGTATGCGGAGGCGATGCCATACGCATCATTAGCCCTGTGCGATGCTCGCTTGAAGGAGTTACTGGGGACTTCCCTGGTGCCAAGTTCAAGTGGGAGAGGCAGCATAGTGGCAAATAACACAAGGATAACCTCGATGCCACGAGACCCTTGTTTCTTTTATCTGATAACCCGTAAGGGCCGGAGTGATATAGTATGGCAAAGTTGATTGACAAACCTAATGGTAACAGTGAGATAACCGACGAAGAGGAGTATGGTTCGTTTGAGGTAGCTGAGGAGGGGACTGTAGAGTCCGCGACCGTTGAAGCTACTGAAACACCTAGCCCCGCTGAAGACGACCTCCCTGATAAATACCAAGGGAAGTCTGCTGCTGAAGTAGCACGGATGCACCAAGAGTTAGAGAAACGGCTAGGCCAACAGTCACAAGAGGTTGGTGAACTACGCCATGCCTTTGACGAGATGGTGAAGGGAAACATCAAGCAGCAAAACTCTGCACCGGAACAACCAGAGGAAGACGACATTGACTTCTTCACCGACCCCAAAGCTGCTATGGCTCGTGCCATTGCGAACCATCCAACGCTTCAGCAAGCGCAAGCTGTAGCCGCTGAGATGGCAAAGTCGCAAGCACTAGCCAAGCTAAAGACTGCACATCCAGATATGAAAGATGTGTTAGCCGACGAAGGCTTTAAAGAGTGGGTTGGTAAGTCACAGTTTCGCCAGCAGTTGTTTAATAGCGCCGATAAGAACTATGACTTTGCAGCAGCTGATGAGCTGATGACATTGTACAAAGAGCGTAAGGGTGTTGTTGAACAAGCCGCTAAGGTAGAGAAGGTGGCCCAGAAGAACGAACTGAAGAAAGCCTCTACAGGCTCGGCACGGTCTAATCCAGAGGGTCAGACGACTCGAAAGATTTACCGCCGTCGGGATATTATTGAACTCATGAACCGTGACCCCAAGAGATATGAGGCATTGTCTGCTGAGATAATGAAAGCATACTCTGAAGGGCGCGTCAGATAATCTAAACTAGGAGATACATCATGGCATCATTTGCCCCCACTCCCGCGCAGAACAACACACGGGAAGCCGTATTCATTCCAGAGATTTGGAGTGATGAAATCATTGCAGCTTACGAGAAGTCGTTAGTTGTTAAACCAACCGTCCGTGCTATGTCTATGGTAGGCAAGAAGGGTGACACTATTCGTGTGCCTAAGCCTGTCCGTGGTAACGCGTCAGTCAAAACAACAGAAGATACTGTTACCCTGATTGGCACTACCTCCACTGACTTGGTGATTACCATTGACCAGCACTACGAGTATAGCCGCCTGATTGAAGACATCACTGATGTACAGGCACTAAACTCTATGCGTCAGTTCTACACCAGCGACGCTGGCTACGCACTGGCCACCCGTGTTGACACAGCTATCATTGCTGAGGCTGCTAACTTTACCGCTCAGCTACAGTCTACTGCTGGTGGTGCTGTTACTTCTGCGGGTACTGCGCTAGCGTTCAACGACCTGTCATTCCGTGAATCGATTCAGGTACTTGATGATAACGACGTTCCTATGGACGGCCGTGTGTTTATCATCCCGCCTGCAATCAAGAAGGATATGCTGGGTATCACCAACTACATCTCATCTGACTTCGTCACTGGCCAGCCCATTGCGAACGGTAAGATTGGTAGCCTGTATGGTGTTGACATCTATGTCTCTACCAACCTGCCTACTGAGAATACTGATGAGAAGGGTGCGTTGTTGATGCACAAGGATGCGATTGTCTTTGCTGAGCAGCTGGGTGTACGTGTCCAGACTCAGTATAAGCAAGAGTACCTTGCAGACTTGATGACTGCTGATACCTTGTATGGTACTGAAACATACCGTCCTGAAGCTGGCGTTAAGCTCTACTGCGCAGTGTAACCTAATCGGCGGCCCTTCGGGGCCGCTTGTTTTCTAGTCAGCCTTCCCCGAGGGTTCACCAGAAAGCAACCTACGGAGTTCTTAAATGTCTATTTCATATACACCCATAACTAACTACGGTGCTAAGGACTCCTTAGCGGCTAATGACCCGGCCAAGGTTATCCGTGGTTCTTACTTTACTAGCGACTTTGAAGCCATCTCCGATGCGTTTGCATTGGCAGCCCCCGCAGCTAGCCCAACCTTTACAGGCACAGCTACCTTCTCTGCCCTCTCTGCCGGTGGTTATAGCAATGTCAACTGGAGCGCTGCGTATGACGATAAGATTAACGCAGCCTCTTTTAACACTAGTGACGGTGTACTGACACTTACGCAACAAGACGGCGGCACAGTAACTGTTGACTTAGATGGCCGTTACGTAACTTCAGTTACGGCTTACACAGCCAGTAATGGCGTGCAGCTAGTAGGTGACGACTTCTCCTTCTCTGGTGCATACACTGGCTCCTTGGTTATCACAGGTACTACAGAGGTATCTAGCACGGCCACCTTTAACAGCCGCATCAACGAGCAACAATACGCATTGACAGGGACTGTTATTGACCCAGCTAATGGCACGCTACAGTACAAGACGCTAGCAGCTAACACTACGTTCACCGAGAGTCTAGCAGACGGCGACTACGTTACCCTTATGATTGATGACGGTACAGCCTACACTATTACATGGCCGACCGTTACGTGGGTAGGAGGAAGTGCTCCAGTGCTTGAGGCTGTTGGTTATAATATCATTGAGTTGTGGCAAGTTAATGGAATTGTATACGGAGTGCTTGTCGGTGCAGCGTAGTCATATAACACGTTCAGCAGGGGGCGCTGGTGGCGGGGAGCCTATTGTTTTCTTAGGTACTTACGCATACAACCTTTCGGCCACTAATCCAGAGGATTTTAACTTTGACATAGGAGATGCTTATCCAAGCAGGGTTATTATTGGAGTAAGTTGTCAAAACGACAATGGCGGCGGTAAAAACTTAGAGGCATCTCCGCTCCAAGGGAGGATTGCGGGGGTGCCCTATACTGTTCGCGCAACGCGCACCGACAATGACGCTGGTTCCTCTGTAATATCAGCGGCAGTTCCTACAGGCTCTGGTGTCCAGCCAATAAGAATAAAAGACAACTCAGGCGGCATAACGGGTGGTTTTATTTCTTTTTACTCTATAGATAGTAATGTTTGGGATATGTCCAGTGTTGTAGGTCTTACACAGATTAACCCGGGTGCTTCAGTTACTTTTACTGGTTTATCGACAACAGCCCTTTTGTTTGCGGCAGTTTGTTCTGGAGAAAATAATACAAGCAGGACTCTTTCAGGAGTAACAACAGACTTTACGCAAGTAGCCACAGCAAACGGTAATCCGTTAACAGTGCATCACGGCAGCTTAACACCAACGCTAGCCGCTGGACCAACGGTTAGTTACGATAGTACAGATGGCTCCGTTGCTCTTGTTGCTATAGCTATTAACCCTATTTAAGGAATGCTCATGTATATTAAGATTATTGATGGACAACCACAACGCTATTCGCTTAGTCAGCTGCGCGCGGACAACCCGAACACTTCGTTCCCAGCCACCCCTACTGTAACCACGCTGGCAGAGTACGGTGTGTACCCCTGTGTAGACGACCCTGCCCCTACGGCTGACGTAGTGGAGCGTGGCGGCTTTTATCAGGTAGGGGATGTATGGCACTACGGTTGGATTAGCCGCCCGTACACGGACGCTGAGAAGCGCTCAGCTATGGTCATTACACCGCGGCAAGCACGACTAGCTCTGTCCAGTGTTGGTAAGCTGAGTGCTGTAGCAGACGCTATTGCTGTTACGCCAGAGCCTAACAAAACTATGATAGCGATTGAGTGGGAGTATGCTACAGTTGTTGAGCGTACATCTCCGTGGGTAGAGGCGCTACGTCCTGCCCTTGGTATGACAGAGCAAGAGTTAGATAACCTGTTTGTATCGGCAGCTAATCTTTAAGGGGTCTTATGGCTAGCGCACTTGACAATGAATTGCTCGGCTCTTCCTTAGATGAAGATACCCGCACGCCTATGGAAATCTTAAATGACTCTAACTTTTGGTCTGAGGGTGACTATGCAGGTATGTCGTTAGCTGAAGAGGCGGCCGCTCGTGGCGTAGCCATGAACGTGGTGCGTAGGGATAGACGACAAGAAACAGAGAAGCGTGCTATCTTAAATTCAGCGCCTGCTGATGCGTCTTTGTCTGACTACATTGCAGCTACAACAGAAACTGCTAGTGGTAGTTTGTTTAATACCCCCGGCTCAGGCACCAGATTAGATGCTTTTGACGCCGGGGTACAAGGTAGCCAGCATCAAGCTGTAGTAGACCGAGCGAAGCAAGATGGCATGGAGCCTTTTATTGTTAATGGTGATGGCACCGTCTCTGTTCTTAATACCGGCTTTGGGACGCACAACGCATACAGCCAAGACTTGTCTAACTACTTTGGAGATAGTGTAAACGATAGAGCTAGTTTTGTAAGGGCGGGAGAGGAAGCAGCACCCGGCGAGTATACAACTTATAAGATGACTCCTGTTAGTAAACTGGCTCAGTATGGTAATGTTGCTGTTGGCGTTATTGCTGGGACGGTCTTTGGTCCCGCTCTTGCAGCTTCTGCTGGCCTTACTGGAACAGCTGCCTCTGTTGTTGGAAGTTCGTTAGGCACTGTGATAAACCAAGGTATCACCACCGGCAAGTTAGATGTAAAAGAAATACTTAAAGCTGGGGCATCCGCTGGAATAAGTGCGGAGGTGTTGACGTACCTTAAAGAGTCCGGTAAGCTAGAAGAAATTACCAACACGATTGCTGATTTAACTGGCGGTTCTGGAGACATGATACAACTACCTGACGGTAATTTAATTACTTTAGAAGAAGCCGCTGCTCAAGGCATTGACGTGGCGCAGGTATATCAGTCTGCACTCCCCGGTTATGATTTTGTTACGGTGGTCAACGACGGTGTTCAGATACCAGACTGGGTTGCACAGGGCGCTGGTGGTGTTGTTGACGTGATAGGAGGGATATCAGGGGAAAACCAGCAAAACCAAACGGCTGGTCAAAACGCAGACACAGTAGTAAACCTTCCTACATACGGGACAGGCGACGTTGACGTGGTTGAGCAAGAGCCTGACCAACCGAACAACCCCGACGAGCTTGGAGACAAAGAAGAGGTTGCAACTACAACGCCTGTCGATCCTACGGCACCTGTTGATCCTACAGCACCTGTTGGTCCGTCTGTTACTGATGACCTCAACAACCCAGGCGAAGACACTGTAGTTATAAACGGTACTGCTGACCCTGACGATCCGCAGGATCTTAACAACCAAGACGAAGAGGTTGCAACAATCGGCTCTGGCACCACCCCCACTAACAACCCGCAGGACGGGGGGCTTAACGATAAGGAAGAGGCTACTGTTATAGGCGGAGGCGGAGGCGACCTTTCTATCGGTATCGGTTTGTTAGCGGGAGGCCAAGCAGCAACTCCCTACGCACCCAAGTGGGGCGAGTTGTTTCAGTACACTACGCTAACACCATACCAGAAGAAAGCAGTGACACCATACGTCGATTACATTAAGCAAGCTAGAGGAATGCTATCGTGACATATTTAGAGTTAGTCAATGAAGTGCTAAAAAGACTGCGCGAGGGTGCTGTAGATAGCGTTGTAAGTAATGACGATGTTGTAGCCGATATGGTTACAGCGCTGGTCAACGACGCTAAGCGTACGGTAGAGGATGCGCATACTTGGAATGCCTTAAACTATGAGTGGGAGTTAAGTACAATAGCAGATACCTCTTTGTATTCCTTGACTTCTGCCGGTAATTATGCTAGAATAGGATACATACTGACAACGTATGGACAAGGGCTTACTGAGACGACACTACAAAAGATTAGAATGCTTAAGGCTCAGCCGAATACGGTTACACAACAACCTACTTACTACGCTGTAAACGGCCTTGATGCTAGCGGCGATATTCGTATTGAGGTGTTCCCTAAGCCGGACGGTGTATATCCTTTAGATGTATACGGCTTTAAGCGACAACCTGATTTAGTAGCTGATGACGACGTCTTACTTGTCCCTAGCAAACCTGTGATCTATTTGGCGTTGGCTTTAGCAGCCCGTGAGCGTGGCGAAGTAGGCGGTCAAACCGCTACTGAAATCTTTGGTATGGCGAGTAGATACTTGTCTGATGCCATAGCGTGGGACGCCTCCCTAAACGACTTAGATAATATCTGGATGACTGTATAATGGCTCAGCAGCAGCAGAACATTACACTTTCAGCCCCCGGTTTCCAAGGGATTAACACTGAGGATAGCCCGCTCCAGCAAGAGCCGGGCTTCTGCTTGGTTGCTAATAACGCAGTGGTAGATAACTTTGGACGCATTGGCTGCCGTAAGGCTTTTGCTGAGTTCACTACTGCTATTAATGTAACCTATAGCGTTAACGGCTCTACTGATTCCACTGAGATTATCACTCATCGCATGGGTAATGGTATCATTAGCACTGTGTCTAATGTATTGGCCGTTGTTGGGATATACCAATATGATGTAAACAGGGCGCTTATTCAATCAGACTATCGCGTGTGCAAACTCACTACCGTTGGGGATGTACATGAGTTAGATGAAGTTACCCTCCCAACAGTCATTGACCCAGCTGCTTTGACAGACGCTAAGATAGTTTCGTTCCGTGACCAGCTGTTTATCTTTAGCCAAGGGAACGACGTGCTTACTTACGATGGCACTGTTCTTACTAACTTATCAGCCGCTGCTGGCTACTTGGCCCCACAAGATGACACAGGTACGCTTGCGCCGCTCATTAACGGTAACATTGTAACAGCATCTTATGGCCGCCTCTGGGCTACCGGCGTTAATGATGACTTCAATACCATATACTACAGTGACCTCTTAATACCTACTCAATGGTACGACGGTAAGGCTGTGCCTACAGACCCCCTAAACACTGGTGGTATCTTAGACGTAGCCGAGTACTGGCCTAACGGCACAGACCGCATAGTAAACATTGTAGCGCACAATAACGCGCTGTATGTCTTTGGACGTAACTCAATCCTTATATACAACAACGCTGCTAGTGGCGACCCTGCGGGCGCTGACGGCATCTTCTTAGCCGACGCTATCTCTAACATAGGGTTAGTTAGCCGAGACGCTGTGGCGAACATTGGTAGTGATGTGTTGTTTGTAGACGACTCAGGTGTTCGTTCGCTAGGCCGTACCATACAAGAGAAGAGTGTACCCTTAGGCGACTTGACCTATAACGTACGGAAAGACGTTACATTCCAGATTGCAAGTACTGTTGACAAGAACAGTATTAGCTTATCCTTCTGGCCTGACGAAGACTTAGCTGTCCTTATCTTTAGTGATGACGCGTTAGCCTATACTATGGAGATGCGCGCCCCTAGCCAAACAGGTGGGTCTAAGATTACACGATGGACTGGCTGTGACTTTGAGCGGGCGTTGTACTATGAGGTGGCTGGCGAAGCTAGGGTTTTACTAGCATCTAATAAGGCTGGTGGCTTGTACTTGTACGGTGGCTTTATTGATTACAGCAATAACCCTTATGAGTTTAGC